CGAGCCCTTGTGAAACATAAAAGTAGAGTGAGCCATGTTGCTGTTCTGGGCAATAGTGGCTGGCGCCTTGACCCTTACACTAGCGGTGGTGTTTTGGGTGGCGTCATCGAGGCGTTGGTTCTGGCGCCGCGAGTTTGACCTACTCGATCAGATTGATCTTGAATCAGAGTTTGACGAGTTTACCGAGTTTCAGCGGTTCATTTTAGCTGAATTTCGGGCCCGTAGAGGAGTACCTAAGCTTACCCAGGCGAATGACATTATGGTTCGTCGTGAGGTGTATGCATTGCTCAAAGAGCATCGCCCTTTAATTAGAGGTGTTGACTTGGAGATGCATTGTGCGAAGGTTACTGCAATGGCGTTCATACCTTCCCGGTGGGATGTGAACATATCTGAGGTGTTGCACCCAGATGAGTCGTTGTTCGGGTGGTTTTGGGAGTCGATCGTTGGGTCGGCACCAGTTCGCGGGCGCATAGAGGCATTGCGACGCCCGGGACCCTAGAGGGGCCCAATGGTGACGGAGGGATGGGTTAGGCCGAAGAGGGATGCTGAGGAGCTTATTGAGCGACTCAACGTGCCGAATCGCCCTGATCGTGTGGTTTTCTCTCCAAATCCTGCGGGACCTTCTCGGATCCGACTGCTCACCCATCTTGTGCCGTGGGGCACTGGTGTGCAGTACCGCGTGCATTGCCCTGATGTGAAAACAGCAATGAGAGGTCTTCTTGAGAGAGTGTTTTATCACTGGGAGGAGGTGGACGGACGTCAACAGATGGTTCGCCCGCATCAGCCCACTCAGGAGATAGTAGATGCGTTACTTGGACGGTCGCGAGCAGAGCTTTTGCGGCGGACCGGACATGTAACCCCATGGACACGCGATCAGTTTCTCGCCCCTCTTGGTGGTTCCAAGTTGGCACGATACTCTGATGCAGCTGACTCTGTGGAGGCAGACCCAGTCACCGAGCGGGATGCGTATCTTCAGACTTTTGTTAAAGCTGAGAAGCTTAACGTCACTGCTAAGTCCGACCCAGATCCGAGGGTGATTCAACCTCGGAACCCGCGTTATTGTTACGCTGTAGGACTATACATCAAGGCTTGTGAACATATGGTGTACAAAGCCATCAACCGCATGTTTGGGCGGAAGACCGTTATGAAGGGATTGAACGCAGATGAGAGAGGGGCAGCATTCAGTCGGACTTGGGCCGAGTTTGTTGACCCCGTTGCCATTGGACTTGATGCGAGTCGTTTCGATCAGCATGTGAGTCGTGTATTACTGGAATTTGAACATTCAGTGTATAACTCCATCTACCATGAACCGGAGTTGGCCAGGTTGCTACGGATGCAACTGGTCAATAAAGGATTTGTGCGTGCTGAGGATGGAACCATTAAGTACACTGTTGAAGGATCACGAATGTCCGGAGACATGAACACATCGCTTGGAAACGTCTTGCTGATGTGTCTGATGTGCCATGCTTATCTTGCTGGTAAACCTTTTAAAACAGCGCTTTTGAACGACGGGGATGATTGTGTCGTCATGTGCGAGAGGGAGAACGTTGAGGCGTTTGCCGACATACCTGAGTGGTTTCGACAACTTGGGATGATTATGAAGGTAGATCGACCGGTATTTGTTCTCGAGGAGGTTCAATTTTGTCAATCACAACCTGTTGAGGTGCAACCAGGTTGCTGGCGCATGGTGCGTGATCCTAACTGTGTTTTGAGTAAGGATGCATGTGTTGTAAAACCAGTGCGTGATAAGACGAATTTTGATTTCTTTAGAAAAGCCATCAGTGATTGTGGGCTGGCCCTTGCTGGCGATGTGCCGGTCTTTTGCGAGTATTATACTGCATTAGGCCGGTCCGTTAACCAGACCAAGCGATTTAATCGTCGCTGGAGGGATCGTAGGCCTGAGACTGGAATGGACTTTCTTGCACTAAGGATGCCAATCAAATACCAAGAACCTAGCGTTTGTGCGCGGGTGTCGTTTTCTAAGGCGTTTGGTATATGGCCCGACCAACAGGTTGCTATGGAACAGGAGTATCGGCGTGCCGCGGCCGTTTGGGCACGACCAACCATTGTTTCACACGTAGTCGAGCGTTTCGACTCACACTGAGTGGTATCAGTGTGCCCGATGCACCGGGGGGAGGCGTCCTAATACGCATGGGGTCTGTAAGACGCTGGTTGGTTTTGTTGTTAGCTGTAGCTGTTGGGATTGAAGTTCCCTAGCTATAGCGTGCTAATGATGACATGGGGGTCATGGGTCTTGCCTGACTGCGTGAGCGGGGCATTATGGTTGGAGGGAGTGGGTGATGAGCCGTTGGGATTGAAGTTCCCTGGTTCTCACACCATGTGGTCCCCAATCACACCTAGCGCTATGCTGAGAGCATCAACATTACCAACTTACCAGCGTGACCAAATTGGTTGTGTGGCCAACACGTAAAATTTTCCAAGCGAACCAAATCGCCAAGAGACTGCACGGCTCGGCTCCTGCAAATAGGCAGTTCTTACAGATGAACAGTCCCGTGTTCCATCCGCGGTATCCCATAGAGATGAAGAAACAGAACAATGGTGCGGCGGGCCAACCTAAGTCCCGTAAACCCAAGACCAAACTTGGACCTACTCCACGACAGAAGAAGCGTGCGGGAGACCAAGGTTTTGGCACTTTCCTTGCAAGCTCGGCTCCGTTAGCCGAGTCGAACATTGTTTACGCCAGTGGCCCGAAGTTCATTCGGGTGAGTGACCGTGAGCAGAGAATCATACACCGTGAGAAGGTGGCCACTATCACAGGAGGTGGCAATGCCTTCTCTGTCTTGAAGACTGTCCCATTGAATCCTGGGATGGCCTCCTCCTTCCCTTGGCTTTGTAATGAGGCACGGGGTTGGGAGAGGTATCGGTGGAATCGATTGGCCTTTCTCATTGTCCCCACTGTGGCAGCGTCGTCAGCCGGTAACTGGCTGATGGCCACGGACTTCGACGCGTCCGATGCAGCACCTGCATCTGAGACGGCCATGTCGGCGTACAGTGATTCGGTTGAAGGAAATCTCTGGGTTAAGATTCTGCATGAATTGGACCCCGACAGACTGAATGGCGATTTGAAGAGTAGGTATGTGCGTAATGCCGCTCTCTCCGCCAATCAGGACATCAAGATGTATGACGCAGGCAATGAGTTCATTGCCTCCGCCGGTGACGGTGGGGGGGATGCCAAGGTCTGGGTCCAGTATGATGTGTCTTTGATGATCCCTCAGGTTCCTGTCGGCGGATTCTTTTCCACCGGAACTTACCTCGGTGCAACCTCATTAGCAGCAGCGACGCCATTTGGCACCGCAGGCTCTGCTTTTGGGTCCCCAGCATTGTCCGCAGCTGCGTTGGTATTGACCGCGCAAGACTGTGTGATTGGGCAGGAGTATGCGCTTTTCATTGAGCTTACTGGCACAGTTATGTCGGTGTTGACCTTAACACTCACTACTGGGGCCACGGCCGTGACTGGAGCGAAAAACTCCCTTGTCAATGCTGGTGCGACGGAGATTGCAGCCTTCGTGACGTTTAACCCCACTGCTACCACGGTGACGGTGACGTTGGCCGTGACTGCGACAACAGTCACTGCTTCCAAGACGGTGTTGACCAACTTGGCACCGGCTCCTGGGTTTTAAACCTATTGTCGTTTGGCTTGTATCCGTAACTACACGAGGTTCCGCGTCAAGGACGAGCAGTGTGGAGCGTTCAGACTGCAGCACACGATATCCTGGGGATGGCCCCTGGGGGGCATAGGCGTGTGTAGCCACAGTACAAAACAATGAC